CCTAGGGCAGTGGAGGAATCTGAGCAGTTATCCCGCTCAGCCCCGTTCTAGGACGGGGGGTCCGAAGCCGGTCGTCTAGGCTCTCTTCGTGAGATGCCCGACCTGGGAGCTTCAGGGTTCTTTAAAGTCTTTCCCCAAAAGACTGTCAATATCAGTCAAGGTCTGTCTCCTTGCTTGAGAGTGCTATAGATACCTCAAGTAAAACAAAGTCTAGTAGTCGCTGATGACGTACCATCTCTTGATTATGAAGTGGTTACAACTATATAGCAACTCCAGCCTTATGACGAAACCTCACTTCTCCAAGAACCAAAATCGCGGGCCCTCCTTGTCGAAGGGTTGCCGCGCCTACCAGCGCCGCACGATCGATGTTGTTCGTCGTGCTGTCGCTTCATGGGAGGCTATTTCGGAGCTCGAGGCCCCTCCTCTTTTATGGGAGACTGGGTCGTGTTCTGATCTGGCCGGGATCATCAAGGAGTTTCTTTCGAAGTCCGTTTCGGACGATGAATCACTTCAGATGGGCTTTCAGTCCATTAAGAAGCTCCTCCCCGACTCTTGCCGTTGCATGGAGTCGGGCTTGTTGGATGATCTTGTCGATCGTCTTGGCAGGAAACCGCGTGTCCTGCCCGCTGGATACCTCTCTTTTGTTAAGAAGGAGACCTCCCGGCTCTTTCCGAAGGGCTGGGATGCGTCTTATGAGGGGTATTGCCTTACGACGTCTCCCCCGCTCGCTGCTTGCAACGAGGCGGGGAGGGGTGACGGTGGTGCTTTGTCCGTTTTGTCGGGTCAGCACGACTATTTAGAACGTGTTCTTCATGGTCGTGGTGTGCTGTGTCCCTACTACGCGGGGAAGCTCATGGTTGTCCAGTCTGCTGGCAAGCCACGACCGCTTTCGAAATTTCCCGCAGAGGCTCTCTTCTTGAAGCCTCTGCATAAGACAATCTATGGGAATTTGTCGAAAAGGAAGTGGCTCCTGCGGGGTCCTCCTACGGAGGAGGCCCTCCACAAGGCTGGTTTTCATGAGGGTGGTGGCAGTCTGGTGTCCGGCGACTATAAGTCGGCTACTGACAACCTACCGATTGAAGTCATGGAGCTCGCGCTTAAGGTTATGCTTGATAACGCCTGCTTCGTTCCTCGGAACGTTGCGGAGTTAGCCCTTCGCGCTTGCCGTCCGTTGTTGTTTTCAGAAAAGGATTCTCTTGAGGTTTCGGTTGGTCAGATGATGGGTTCCCTCCTATCGTTTCCCTTCCTTTGCCTTCAGAATTACCTCTCCTTCCGCTGGGCCTTGTCCCAGTCTGGCGTGAGGGGTTCTGTCCCTGTTTTGATCAACGGTGATGACATTCTTTTCCAGGCGCCCACTGAGGATTTTCCTCAGGCCTGGTTCGGTGTGGTTTCTTCAGTCGGTCTCGAAGTCGAGCGGACTAAGACTTCCGTGGCACAGGG